AAATAGCTTTGCTTTGATAAGCGTCATCACAATTAGTAAAATTTTTTATTAAAATTTTTTCGTAAGTTCAGTTTGGGCTAGTCAATAAAACTAAAATTAAAAAGGATTTCACTTTGATAAATTCCTTTTTATAAAAGTAAGTAGTTTAGGATTTTGTAAAAATACTTTGCAAAACTCACTACCTATAAAAGTAGCGACCCCCTCCTCACCTAAATTCTTTAAACGAATCGATGATTTGTCGGCAATAAAATGAGCTATCTCATGTAGCAAAGTATCAACATAAGTAATTTTTCCTAAATTTTCTTGAATCGCTATGGTAGATTCGTTTGGGTTGTAGTACCCATAAATCATTTCTTTTTTGGCTTGTTTATTGGATAATTTAACAATTTTAGCTTTAAAATTACGATATTTTATCTCTTTAAGACTCATAATTGATAATATTCTTATAACAATAATATGAATAGTTTCAATATTTAAAAAAAAGATATACAAAAAGATTGCAATTTCTTATAAAAAAATTATACCTTAATTATATGACGAATCGCCCAAGACAAATTGGAGAATGTTATACAAATTTTGGTCTTAAACACACTTCCAAAAGCCAAAACACAATCCCTGACGATGTACGTTTTTTTAGATACGTTTGTCTAACACCTAAAGAAAAATCAAACCTACCTACTAATTGCTCATTCATTGGTGGAACTTTAGCACATGAGGTTTTGCAAGAGTCTTTATGTGAAAATAAAAAAGTTGGAGATGTAATAGCTAATCAAAAATTTAATGAAAAAGTTGAAAAGTATGAACCAATTAACGAAAAAGATAAAATAAAATTTGAGCATATTATCAAAAATATAAGTGCTTTATCAATGAATCATTTAACAAATATTGCATCATTACCTAGTCAAAAATGGGAAAATGAAAAAGAATATACACATTGGGATCAAAGAATAAAAACTTATTTTTTAGCTTATGTAGATTTAATTGGTGAAACTCATTTTGGAGATATTAAAAATGTTTTTGGAACTTTAGTTAAAACTAAAAGTGGATATTCCTACACTAAAAAGAAATGCCCTAAAGTACCTTTTCATAGTGATTGTTTGCAAATTGCATTGTATTCAAAACTATTACCAAAACATATTCCCTTTTTAACCTATGCTAGTGATAGCGACCATGTAATTTTTACGCCTGACAATTGCATAGAATTAAGAAAAGAAAATTTAGAAAAATATTATGATGAATTAGTTTTATATCAAATGTGTTGGGAAAAAAAATTAGAACTAGCAAATGGCGATATAAAAACTTTAGCTTTACTTTGTAAGCCTGACTTTAGCGAAATAAGAAAAAATGGTTTTTGGTGGAATGGAATTGAACCTAATTTAATTGAAAGATTTAGAGGTTATTATGGGTGATCAAGGAATTATTAAACCATTAAGAGATAGAGTAAGAGATTTAGAAACTATTAATAATGAACATCAAAAAAAGAATGGCCAATTAAGAGTAGAAATTCAAAACAAAGATAAAATTATTAAAGATTTAGAAGAACAAATTAAAAACCCAACAAAAAAATTGAGAGAGGTAGGACAACTATGAGTAAAGAAAAAACATTGGAAAGTGCAATACAAAATTTTAGGGATGGAATTAAACAAAGCGACTATGTAAAATTAGGTGCTAAAGGTGAATATTTAACAGTTCCTTATCGTATCAAGTTTGTAAGAGAATATTTTGGAAGTAGATTACAAATTTTAACATTTAGTAGTGAGTTAGAAAATGGCTCTACAAAATTTAGAGCAAGTGTCTTTTTAGATGGCAAAGAATTAAGTGTTGGTGAGTCTAAAATGATGGTCAATAGAGATAAAGAATTTGAAAAAGCACAAACAGTCAGTATTGGTAGAGCATTATCTATTCTTGGATTTATGGGTAATGAGATTGCAACAGCAGAAGAAATTGAGGATTTTGTAAAAGGCAAAGAAACAAAACCTATTGCTAAACCTAATGGTAAAGAAATTACAAAAAAATTTAATGTTGAAGAATTTGCTAGTGAATGGATTAGTAAATTAGAACAACAAGCAAAGCTATCAACAAGCGTTAATAAATTTGAACAAGGTATTCAAAGTTTATCTAAAGAATACACAAACGAATTAGAACAACTTTATCTTGATCCAATTCAAGACGTTAAGGTTGCTAATAAATACAACAAACTAAAAACTACAATACAAGGAAGAAAACCTAATGGACAATAAATACGATAATCAAATCGCACTATGGAAAAGACAACCTAGAGAAAACGATAAACCTGGTACTAAATATCCACACTACACAGGCAAAGCTACTATCAATGGTCAACCTAAACAAGCTGCGGCTTGGTTAAATACCGATAAATCGAAAGACACCCAACCTGATATTAGTATCAAGTTAAGTGAACCAAACACTAACAAACAAGAGGAAGCACCGTTCTAATGCAAAATGAAAGTGTAAATCCTCAACATTATAAAAAGGCAATCCAAACTTGCGATGCGATTTTAAGTCAACAAACGCATGAAGAAAACATTGGTTACTTAAAGGGTGCTGGTTTAAAGCACCTTTTTCGTTTTGGTCAAAAACATGGAACATCAATTGATAGTATCATTATGGATTTGGAAAAGTGTCTTTGGTATTTAAAAAAATTATTAAATTACCTAAAGGCTCTTAAAGAAGATGGCCATGATATTAGGCAATCACAAGAAAACGTAACAAATTTATTTAAGGATAAAGAAGAATGAAAAATGGAAATGGAAATGGCCATCAAATTTATTTAAGTCAAATCAAGCTTGATGTACTTAAATTTATAAAAAGGTTTATTGATCAACATGAGTATAGTCCAACCTATAAAGAAATTTCTACTAAATTTAAATTTTCTAGGGCTAGAGCTGGTGCAATTATATCAGAATTATACAAGTTAAATTTGATTAGCAAAAGTAATCAAGCACAAAGAAATATTGAGTTAAGCAATAATCAATTGGAAAAAATATCAATGTTAAAAGTTAATAAAAGCTATTCAACAATGGATTTAAGACGATGAATAAAGTTTTAAAAGAAAGTTTTTATGAGGCCAATGTAAAGGTCGATGAAGAATTTGAAAGTGTGGAAAAAGCACATTTATCAAATACTCCTAGTGAAAACGCTAGGGTTAAGGTTCTTGATTTAAAATTAGACAAATCAAGAATTAAATTAACAAACGATAAGGAGTCTAAAGAGGATGGCTTTAAGTAAAAGTAATAGTCTTACAAGACGTTACCAAAAACTTGAAAAATATCATGCTGAAATTATGAAACCAGCTAAATCTGGTAAAGCAAGACAGTGTGTTCATTCAAGCGTAGCGTTTAAAAAATATGTTAAGACTTTTAGGCAAATATGCTTGGTGGAAAATGAAGATGCCAAGTTTATGTATTCGCCTTAAAAATTAATGAACTTAAAAGTTGTAAAAAACTCTAGGCCACTTGTCCGCCAAATTTAAGGAGAGAGTAATGAATAGACAATATAAAGCTTACAAAAAAACAGAAGAAGAAACTAAACTCAATAAAGAAATAGGAAAAAAAATTAAAGAAGCAAGATTAAACCATTTAGTTTATGTTGGTGAAATAGTAGATGGTGAATTTTTAGGAACTTATAAACCAAGAAAAAAATTAGTTACTCAAAGTGAATTATCAAAACAAATTGGCGTAACTTTCCAACAGATCCAAAAGTATGAAAAAGGACAAAATGGAATTAGTTCTACCAAGCTATTAAAAATAAGTCGATTTTTTAAAAAGCCACTTGATTATTTTACAAGTGGTGCAAACGAATTGTTAGGTCAAGACGTTCCACCTAATAATAACCCAACAGCTCCCTCTTTAAATTAGAGTCAATGGGTAACTATAAAAGTGAGTGTCAATAAAATGTGAAAACAACTGATAAGTGCTTTGTAACCACTTATCTTTTATTTTGTTGTGTATGAGAGGGGGAGAGTAATCTCCCCCTTTTTTTTATGTATTTTGTAATTTGGAAACCTAAAGATAAATTTACTAGCTTTTCTAATTCTTTGTTTGCATTAGAAAAAGACGCTAGGGAGTTTGCTAAAAAAAGTATCAAAAAAAAAATAGAATGGGATGTAGTTCTCTATAATAATGAGAACTACGATAAGTATTGGTATAAATAATTAATTATTAATTAAATAATAAGTAAGTGCCACTAACTCTATAATAATAATAGCTTCTAACATTTTATTTC